CCGTTAAACAGTTTTTCGGTCGTTCCTTCGCCGAGAACTGAATCAATGACTTCGGCGATAGCGTCACAGCCTTTCAATATTTTTTCTGACAATTTAGTGATAGGTTCAAGTTCTTTCGCCAAATTAGTCAATCTTTCTGCACCATCCTCGTATGCCTTAGCGGTATCAAAATCTAATAGATTTACATCAAAGTCCATGCCTTTTACTGTGATTTTCATTATTTATTCCTCCGTATCTGTATTATCTGTAATTTCTGTACTATCTTCTGCCACGTCGTCAGCGTTGCCTACATCGTTAATAGCAAGTACACTAAACGACGTTGTTTCAGGACTTACGCTGTCGCTGCCGTCGTGAAAACCGGCTTGCCGTCTGATACTGTTGCCGTGCCTCTTTCAATGTTGCCGTTGAAATTGAGGTCAAATGTAATTTTTTCATCAACCGTATTAAATTCCTTGAGAACGACTGTTGCGCTTGCCTGCCATGCGTTAAACTTAGGTGCAGCTTCCGTTCCGACATTTCCGTCAAAAACAATAAGTAAAGTCTTTTGTACCCCTGTTCCAGTTGGAAGTTTGTAGAACATATCGTAGATAAAATCGAAAGCAGGATCGCCCTTGTACGCCGCAAGCTCTTGTGGCAATGTTGGTTTGTAATAAGTTACCTCGTCCGTAGGTGCTTCGTCCTCGATGAAATCCTGTGTTACTACATTTGCATTGAGCGCAAGTGCAAAAATGGTTGACTTACCGATTCTCAAAAACCCTCCTTCGTTGTCTTTGATAAACGGTATGGTTTTGTGCTTTTTTAATTTTGTTAATGTTTCGTTTGGCATAATAAATTACGTCCTTTCCATATAAATAATTTGTATTGTGAACATATACTTAGCGCATTGTTCATTTACGCCGCTTAAATTCGGCATGTTTTCTAAACATTTTACTTCTTCTACATTAGGCAAATTGGGGAAGTTTTCGGCTTCGTTTTGCTCCTCCACCCAATTCATGATTTTTTCCAAATCAAATTGGATTTCGGTATTTTCATCTGAATTTGGCACATCAGAAAAATTCTGATAGGCGATAAACGCCAGCTCATAACTTTTTACGCCCGAACCGTCGATATATTTTTTTATCCAATTTTCGTTAGGTATCGGCACTATTTCATTGTTACCGCTTTCAGCCTGTGAAAATGCAAAAGATAAATCCTTGATTTCGGGGCATTGCATTAGCCAATCCATAACGATTTTACTTTTATTTAATAAATTCAAAACTTGAACCTCCCTGATTTAATGTAGTTGGTAAGAGTTCGGGCTAATTCCGGTAATTGTGACGGCTTAGCCGCTTCATCCCATCGGGCGGAAGCGAGGCGGTGTTCGTCTTTGCGGAAATTAAAATTATCGCCCTCGTACATACGATGTGCATACGGTGCATTATGCTTAATGCTTTTTTCTGTAATGGTTACATCCTCCCAGAGTCTACCGCTTTGGCAAGGGACAAAATCTTTGTATAATCGCCACCATTCTGTATGTGCTATCGTCCAAAACTCTTTGTTTTCCGTTATCTTAGCGGCAATTCTGTTAGGGTTAATATCGCATTTGAATTTAATTTCCACGTTATCACTCCCCGATATAAATATGCGGTAGGGGAAAGTGCGAAAGAGCGTTATTTTTAACTGTAGAAATCACAAATCCGTCATAAGTGTCAAGTAACTTTCGAGCGTCGGTGTTGTCGGGAACATCAATGGTGATTTCACCGAGAATAGCTATATCATCAGCGCAAACTAAAAGAGTTAATTTCATTGGTATTCGTATGAAACGCTGATTTTTATTAACTATTGCCGTTCCGACAAGCGTTTGTACTGTTTTGTTTCCGAAAAAACAGTTGTCAATTATGGTTCGTTCCCATTTTGTGACTGTTCGCCCGTTGTTGTCCTTGTTTTTGATTTTGTGATAAATGGTTACAGTTTTATCCCACCAGTCAAACATTTAGCTCACCCCACAATACAAAATCGGCGTTCCGTCTGCCGTCTTTACGCCGTCAAGATATGTACGTATCAGGTTTTCGCACTCTTCCTCGTAGGTTTGACTTTTTTCCCGATAGGTAACACTCACTCCGTCGTTTGATTGACTTGCGACTTCAGCACCCGAATTATGCGCTATTGTCAAATCAATCAACTCTGCCATTAGCATTTTTACCGCTTCGGGAATTTCGTCAAAATCCCTTAACCGCCCAAAGGTGTATGTATCGACAAGCATTCGCATTTTGTATTCCGTAACCCGGTAAGCTAGCGGAATTTCACCGCCTGTTATTTCTCCGTATTCTGCTTCGGTCAGATACATAGTTCATCACCCTTTCTTGATTTACTTTTTACTACCCTCTTGTGATAATTCTCGCTATTGGGATAGCCTTGTGAGGGAAGTATTCCTTTGTGTTTTCATTGGAATTTGCAAGACTCCACTTTGAACCTGTTTCAAGCTGCGTGTCAGTAGGTGAAATAATGCTTGAATCCGTCCACGAGATACCGTAAGGTGCAAATACTTTTCTCTGTCTGCCGTATAATGTGTCCTGACCGCCGTTTGTCTTGGCGTCACGGTCTGTTTCATACGGAACTTTTGCGCCACAGTCGGTGTATTCGATTGCACCGTCACCTAAAACATACGTTGTGTATTTGGTATATGCGTCTGCTTCTTTGCCTGCTGTTGTTACGGCTGGCACTTCTTCAATCGGCATAGAATCATCGACAAGAACAACTCTGCCGTTGAGAGTAGCCAACCCGAGTTTTCTTTCGATTCCGTCCTTGTCGGTATATTTCATGTATTCAAGAAGCTGTAAATTTTCAAGGTTAGTTGCCACAGCTGAATGCATAATTGCAAGCGTAAACTTAGCCTTATTGTCACCGAGTGCCTTTTGCATAGCGTCGTTAAGTGTTGTAGCGCCGAATTTTCCTGTTTCGTCTGTATTTGCGGAAATGTCAAGAGTATGTCCGTTTACAAACTTCAAGTTTTCTGTGCCAGTCATAGCGAAAATGCCCTTCAAAACGCTAAGCAGTGTGTTTTGATCGACAGTATCCCAATATTCGCCGATCTGCTGTCCAACCTGTTCAAGGAAATCAACTCCGCCCGTTATATCGTAGCTGAAATCGTTTTCAACCCAACTGTCGGCACGTCCTACAACGATACGTCCCTGTGTGTACGTTTTGAGCTTTTTGGATGTGATGTCCGTTGAACCATTGTAGTTTTGCGGAGTTCCGCCGATACGTCCTGTAATGGGTATAACAACGTAATTGCCTCCTACCTGATCTTTAAAACTTGTGGCAATGTCCTGACGAGTTTTAATCGCCCTCGATTTGATAAGTTCGTTTCTGCTGAGGTTAGGCGTTTTTTCAACGTATGCCCCGAATACCTCAGCATTAAAATTTTTGGAATCAAAAATTCCTGGCATGATAAATTACCTCCTGTTTAAATTAATTTAAATTAATGTTTTTATGTCAGCGTCCGGATGTGCATTTTTGTATTTCATAGCCTCCAGCAATGACATTTTTTTGTCGCCTAGATTCGGATTAGACGGCGGTATATCTACGTTGTTATTAGGATTTTGAAAAATGCCGTCTCTGTCCTTTGTGATAGCCTCGTAGATTTCCTTGTCGCCTTTTCCTTTGTTCTCGTCCTTTGAAACAGATTCTTTAAATTCAGCGTAGATGCCTTTTTCGGTAATGCTGTTTACAAATTTAGCGTCTCCGGCAACGCTTTTGAAACGTGACCGCAAGGCTTTGTCCGCTTCTGCTGCCTCGTCTGCTTCGGCTCTTTTTCTGATTTGCTCTTGCAAATCGTCAATAGTCCTTTGCATTTTCTCAGCATCCACCTTTTCTACTTTGCTTTCAAGCGTTTCTCTCGCTCTCTTTTCGGCATCATACTTGATTTGAATGTCTGCCGTTTTGGCTATTTCCGCTTGAACGTCTTTTCCGTTTTCAGCAATGATTTTCTGAATAACATCATCTTCAAGCCCTAAGCCTTTTAAAAACTCTCTTTTCATATGAAAATCTCCTTTTGCGTTTACGTCCGTTTAACGTGAGTATCGATGCACGCACGCCTGACTATTTAACGTCTGATCATCTGACGAATTTTAAATTATAATAAAAGCACCTAGAAAAAAATCTAAGTGCTTGAATTATCAGTTCGTTTAAAGTAATGCAATATTTCTATACAGTAAGCTCGAACAGCTTCAGAATCTTCAGGTTTGCATTTCCTCATTTTTCGCCTCATCAACTTAACCAATCTGTAATATTCTTTTTCATACGGTGTTTTAAACCTCTTTTTCAAAACAATCAACTCCTAAAAATTTGGTATAAAAATAGCACCCCGATAAATCGAAGTGCTAATGATATTAAAATTATTCTGCTATCAAGCGTCTAATGGTATGTTCCCGAGAATTTCTAATAAGTCTTCGCAGACAACACCTTCTCGAGTAGGTTCGTAATTGTCATCTAAGCATTTAAGCGTCAAATGATCGCCTAGCTCGTCTTCCATTTCAATCAATTCATCATCTGTCAAATCTGAATCGAGATTGATATTAGGAACAATTTTATTTAACAATTTCCTTTGCTCATCGTTAAAGATCAGTTTCATCTACAAAACCTCTTTTCTTTAATCTTTCTGCTTTTTTACTGCTTGTCAGCCAAATGCTCGTTAGATTGCCGTTATCGGGATTAAATGCAACTGTAACGTGTTCTCCAATAAACTGCTGACTTCTCCTGCCTTTAGAATCTGTC